AAACCGATCAAGCTCGGCTTCAATTTCATCAAATCTCTGACCATAGTATCCCATATTGTTTTGGTTGTAACTACTATACGGGTTATATCTGTTGTCCTGTTGTCCGAAGTCAAAGCGGGTGGCAACTGGAGCAGATTGATTGTAATACTGCGGTGTCGGCGGTGCTGAGAAATACTTCGCGTTTATTTCATCTTGCGTTAGTGGTGCTGGCTGTCCCTTGCCGCCCTTGCCTGGAGCTGGAGCTTCTATCATTGAGAAGTCCATACCCGTTGCCATGCGGGTCGCATAAGCTACCTCAGCGGGTATCTCTCCGTATGGCGTCCATAGATAGTCTGGAACATCATCTGGCTTTGGCAGTGGGTTTGATGTTCTACCAGTAATAACGTCAGCCCAAGGGATAGGGTTTCCTGCTATGTTCATTTGACCAAGGCCAGAGAAGTCCGCACCCTTAAACGCATCAGCGTCGATGTCGTCTAGTGTGAAATCTGGGTTAGGGTATGTTTCGTCTGCCATCAGTAATACTCAACTCGCCTCGTATACTTTGGCTCGTCGTCCCAATCGTCTAGGTCGGTTCTAATCCAACCGCCCTGTCTAAACCTTAGCAGTGCTTGAGTCATAGAGTCCACTAAGTCATCGTGTTCGCCAGCAGGAAACGCGGCGGCTTCTTCGACAAGTTCTTCTGCCCACCGAGTTGGTGGAACCCAAATAATACCGCTTGCAAATAAGTCGGTAACTGCGTTTACACGAGCTATCTTATCTTGGCCGCGAGATGGTGTAAACTCTGTGACTGGTATGCCCATAGCCCTAAGCTCAAAGATCAATGGTGAACCAGCGGCCTTGGCTTCAACGATCATCTGATCTGGCTCCCAGTCATAGTACATCTGGTAAGCGGCTTTCTTTAGCTCTGGGAACTCTAGCTTGTCCTTGAAGGCGTCAAGCAAAATTAAGTTTGGTCGTGATGCGCCATTGTCATCTGGGTGATAGAATATTCCCCATGTTGTGCAGGCTGAATAGTCAGCACGTTGCGTTTTCAAAAATGCCGTATCCCATGACTGAATAACTGCTTCGCATGGTGGTGGAGATGTATGCTCCCACTCACGCCACCACTCGCGTTTGATGAGGGCGCCTTCTTCTGACGTTGGGTCTTGCTGATACTGAGCAGACCATTTTGATATTGGTAGTTCAGCCTTGAGGGCTTCGAGTTCGTCGAGCTTCCAGAACTCTGGCCATAGCGGATTACCTGATGGCATGATTGCTGGGAGTTCGATTACCTCCCATTCATTCGAGCCTTCACGGGTTGTCGAGTTTTTAATTATCTGTCCAGTTAAGTCACGTTGCGACCACCGCGTCATAACCAGAATGATGGCGCCCCCAGGTTGCAAACGCTGACGAGGCCCCGATGTATACCACTCGTAAACCTTGTCATAGACCTCTGGGTTGTGTGCGCCAATAGCCGCTTCTTGTTCCGAGTGCGGGTCATCAATGATCAGGATGTCGGCACCCTTACCAGTTACGGCACCGCCAACACCAATAGCGAAATAGTCACCACGCTTGTTTGTGTTCCAGCGCCCAGCCGCCTTTGAGTCTGACGATAAAGTTATCCCCGGAAATACTTCTTGGAAATCATCTTGCCCAATTAGGTTACGAACCTTACGGCCAAAGCCAACAGCAAGTTCTGCTGTGTGGGCTGTCTGAATAACTTTCTTTTCTGGGTAGCGTCCTAAGAACCATGCTGGGAAAAGGTATGATGCAAACTCTGACTTCGTATGCCGAGGTGGCATATTGATAATTAGGCGTTTAAGTTCCCCCTTGGCAACACGCTCAAATGCGTTAGCCATAATCTCATGGTGCTTACCATGAATGAACGATGGCCACATCCTTTTTACAAATGGAAGAAATTCTTCCCGAGCCTGTTCAACTTCAGTTGCCGACTCAAGCTCTTCAAGCAGTTTTAGAATAGCGGCTTGTTCGTCGCTTGGTATTTTGTGTAGGTTCTGTTTGAGCGCGTTAATGTCAACCATTGTTAATCATTAGCTGGTTCGGCACCTGAGTTCAAGAACAAACCAGCAACGTTCAACAGCCACACTACATCTCGATCATTTTCGATATTGCTTGAAAGAAAAATTTTTCCATCAGCCTTGCCCACGACGATAACATCTGTCAGACTTTCAGACTCAAGAAACTCATTCGATATCTTGTGTGGCGCGTCTATACGGACGTTTTTAACTGGGAACGGAATAACGTTACTAGACAATCTAGCCTCCCTGAGAGTTTGGGTGGACGGACCAAAGGGGGATAAAATCCATCCACCCATTGCGCTTTTTCTCTCTCGGCGCTATAATATATATATATTATATAATACCAGTATATAATATAATATATATTATAAATAAAACTATACAGAATATTTGTAATATATACAATAGCAGAAGTTCATATGAACTTTTTACAACTCAAAGGGGTGATAGCTATGAGGGCTATAATGAGACTTGTTGTCTATGCGCGAGGCGGTTACGAAGAAGGTGCCAGCGGCATGACCTTCAACCGCAGTGATATGGCACTTAATGGTCAGGCTTGGGCAGGACGTTGGGGAGAATATTTCCTGCGTCAACGTTACCCCAGAACTTGGATGATCAGAAAGGCCATTAAGTCATGCTCAAAGTTGATGGGTACGACGAAGCGATAATTGGCGTCACCGAACGCTGTGGCGCTCCAGATGTTTATGTTTACGATAAGCAAAAGATCGTAGACATCATTGTCGAGCGCGACGGATGCAGTGAGGAAGATGCCGTTGAGTTTGTTGACTACAACATTATCGGCTCCTACATGGGAGAGGAGACCCCAATCTTTATTTACGTCTTCTCACACGACTTCCCGCAAGAGGCATTAGATTCCGAATGGCCGATGTAATCGACTTCACTACCAAAAGAACCAAAAATTCAGACACCGAACCATTCGACGGCGTAACTGCTAATGTAGCACTAACGCAGTCACTAGACGCATTTGAACACGTTCTCATCATGGGGTGGGATAAATCCGGAAATGTATCAGTCAGAAGTGGTGGCGATATGTGCGAAGTCCGCGACGTAATTTACATTATGGAAATTGTTAAAGTTAAACTGCTAGAAGGGGAGTGACATGGGCAAAAGATACAGTCACTGGTTCTGGAATTCAGTATACATCCGTTACCTAAGTCGTAAGGTAGGACGCTTGCATCAATGGCTATGGCATAAGATGTACGAGCGTAAAAACAACTCTTGACATAGATGTAGTTGTATTATTATAAAGAATTAAGGATTGGGCTTTTCCCGGTCGACGAAAGGGTGCTAGTTTTACTGGCGCCCTTTAGTTGTACGGAAGGCTTTATAGAAGCCCATACAGAGCGTTTCTTAAAAATATACCCCCGTACCCCCTAGGATTCCTAAACACGCTTCTGCGGCGTTCTATGGCGCTCCTATCACTATTCCAGCAAAAAGAAAAAGAAAAGGGGTACCCCCTCTTTCGTGGTGTGTGGTGATTGGATGTGTGAAATGCTGTACGACGCGCGACTGTTACGCCGTCAACATCTAGGGGGGTGGGGGATGGGTGGGGGGATGGCCTCCCCCTCGGATTGATCAGCCCTGCCCCAGCAGTCGGCTCAGTCTGGCCTGAAGCTCTGCCTCGATCTCTGCCGCAGACCGTTCCCCAGCCTGCTCTATCTCGACACGGTCGCTGAAAAGACCAACTGTCTTGCCCAGCAATTCAAGCGCACGAACCCTAGCCCCATCAGTGTCTGCCTGCATGGCCTCTTCTTGAAGGCGTTTCAAAACGAACTCTTCTCGTCTGGCCTCCCTCGTGCGGCGATCCTCCTCCATCTGCGCCTGCAATGTCTTCACCCTTGCGGACACCTTGGGGTTTTGCGCTAGCTTGCAAGCCTCTTCCCAGATGGTCTTATCTTTCATCCGCTCTGCGTCATACGCCTCTCGGTATGCGTCTGATAGGACTGCACCCTTGGCCACTGCTTGGGCGAAAGCCTCCTGTTTGCCTGTCAGTCTCTCTGGGTTTGCCCCTACCAGTCTTAGGTGACTTGGTTTCTTTGTATCGCTCATGATTGCCTTGGCGGCAGGCCTTTCGGTCGCCACCCTCCTGTAAAAGTTCACATGAACATTATCACCTGCCTCGCCCCCAGTTGTCACCCCCTCTAGAAAGCCCATAGAAGGCCGTACAAGCGTTTTATGGGTTCTAGGTCAGATCGTACCAGACACCCCTAGAAACGCTCTGTGTGGCCAAATTTGAGGCATACTAGATGTAGTATGTCTTTTGGATTTTGACCTACTAGATATGGTATGTCGCGCTACTCGTCAGGGCTGGTCTTGGGCATAAGGTTCACCTGAACTTTTTTTTGATAAATGTGATTTTTTTGATTGACATGATCTGTGGGTATGGTAAGGAAGGGTTAACAGGGGGTTCCCCTGTGGTGGTCGCGGCACCCGAACGACGCGCAAAAATAAGGGCAGAGGTCACTCCCCCGCTTGTCGCCTGAGAGACGGCTGACGTGATGCGGCGCACACCAACCACCCCACCCGATCGGAGGTATACGTCTTGCGTGGACAGTCCAATGACGGCAAGCAAGCAGTCCCCTCTGCATTTCAGATGTGGCCAGCGTATGCGCTGGCTTCACCTGCAATGTCGCAGGATTTTTTAACTGTCAAACTGGAGGAATTACCCATGACAAAATTGAACTTCAACGGCCTGAACACCAACACCATCCAAGTTGTGGCTCTCAACGAGAAACACATCGCGGCTCGCAAGGCCGACAACGCCGAGAACACGGCTCTCAACAACGAGGCCAAGGTCGAGGCATACGCGCAACTCATAGCCGAGTTTGCTGGTCTGCCGCGCAACAAGAGCGGCAAAAACTTCTTCGCAACGGCGGTATCGACACAGATCAAACTTGATCTGAAAGAGCAATGCGCTCTGTCGGACGCTACCCTGAAGCGCTATTACGAGAACTCGGTCGCCGCCATCAAGCACTACGGCTTCGGCAACAACACCACACCCGAGGCTGTGGCTCAGGCTTTCGCCGATGACGGTATCACGAGCGAAGGCAAGTTGGTCAAGTTGGTCAAAGGCGAAGACCTGCCGCGCACTGTCAAGGTCGCCCAGCAAATTGCTGGCAAACTGACCGTGGCTGGCAACTTCAAAGAGGGCTGGTCTGACGAAGAGATCGAGGAGTTTCACTCGGCTCTCGCCAACGCCCTGCGCGAGCGGCAAGCCGCCCGTGAGGCCGCTGAGGCACAAGCCGCCAGCGACAAGGTGGCCGACGAGGTCTTGGCCGCGCTGGATGCGGCCTAATCGGTAGGG